TTTCCACCACCGGCAATCGCTCCAATGATGGCAAGGGCGACAATGACCGCAGCGATGATACCCACGATTTTGAGAGTGTGGTTCTGCTTTGGTGTAGGAGGCGTTGAGGTGTAGGTGAACGCTTCGTTGGTCGGTTGATTTGGTGATGGGTTCTGGTCAGTCATGGGTGTCCCCCTGTTCGTCGGAATGTTGCGAGATGGAACTATATACGGGTTCAGTGGTGTGGTCAAGTGAGACTTGCTTCAGCACATTAGCAAGTTCGACACGGTGCTCGCCAGCGGACAGCGCAGGGCTGATGACGACTTGGCGATTTTCCCTCGCACGGTAGTTCTCATACACACGAAAGAAGTGCGCCCTCGTGAGTTCGATGTTGTCGCTCACGCAGATTTCTCGCCAGCCCATCGCTTCGACGGCACGGTCGATGACCGGATCGCTCCACGGTGGCTTGCCGCCACGCCAGCCATAGACACGCACGATGCGGGTCACCTCAGCCCACGCTTGCTCCGCCGAGGGGGCGAGCGCTCCGGTCATTTCGGCACTCATGGAGCGCAGGTCGGCAACCGTCGGCGGCCACTTTTCGCTCAGCACCCACGCTTGGGTGGCGGATTTCAGCACATCGGGATCAAGGTCGCTTAGGAGTTCGTAGAACACCTCGACCCGCTCCCGAGTTGCCTCCCAAGTGCTGTAGGACGATGCGATGATGGCGCACACTTTGGCAATGTCGGATTTGGCTGCGGTCATTCGTCTCCCTCCAAAAATGCGGCGATCCCTGTAAACGCCTTCGGAACTGCTCTGCCCTGCTTGTCGTTGCGGTGCGCTTCCTCGTAGCCCTCCTCTCCGGGGAGGTATTCCTCGAAGCGACGCTGCGGCCCAAAGAAGGTGCTGGGGTGGAGAGTGTAGCGTGGTTCTTGACCCCTGCGGGACAAAGCGTAGGTCTGAGTGGCGAGCAGGAGATCGGCATAGGACACTCCCTCTCGCAGCCGTGCCTGAACAGAGTGAAATCCTGCCGCCTTCCCGACCTTCTTGGGAAACGACCTCCAAAGGATTTCGTATTCGGGAGTGTAAGCAACCGAACCACGAGATTTCACAATGGCTTCCTCGCTGCCGTGCGCTTCGGCTTCAGCCGAACGCACAAGAGGCTTTTCTTCAGTATTTTCTTTATTCAGTTCTTTGTAGGAATAAGTACTTACTATGTATACGGGTTTGCCGGATACGGTTTCGCCGGATACGGTTTTACCGGATACGGATTTCACGGACACGGTGGAAACCCCAGAAACTTCGGGTTTTGAGGTCTGCGGGGTGTCGTAAACCACATACTCCATCTCACCGAGTTGCCCACTTGCACCCCTGATCTGCTCGCTCATGATGTAGCCCGCAGATTTCAGTTCATCGAGTATCCGATACACCTTGTCTCGCCCTGCTTTGGGGCTTTCCTTGATAAGTGCTTTGGGCATCACACGCCAGTTGTCCGGCTTCGAGAGCAGATAGGCGAGCAGCCCTCGTGCCTCCCACGACAGGTCGCTGTCGGCGAGGACGGAGTTGCTGAGGATCGAGTAGTCTCGGGTCGGTGACGGTGATCGGCGGATCATGAACCCTCCTAGGCTTGGGAGAGCGACCCTACATCATCGGCGGCAAGAATGCACGAAGCCACCGATGGTTTCCCACCGGAGGCTCGTGTGCTATGCGACAGGTTGGCTAGGAGGGGATTTCCTCGTCGCCGATTTCAGCAGCCTCGTCGGTGGTGTTGGCGATCAGCGACAGCACCTCGTCGTAGCGGCTCCTCGGCAGCGAAGCGACTTTTGGAAGCCCTGCGTTCCCCCACGCCACCTTCAGGTTGCGTCGAGCCTCTGGGGTCATCGAGCGAATGTGTCCGTCGATGGTGTCCCGCTCGTTGGCGTTGACGATGGGGTCACCGGACTTCAGCCAACCGAGGAATGTCTCGGCAGCCTCACCGCCACGACCGTTGCCATACACCTTGTCGGCGAGCAACTCGCAACGGGTCTTACCGATGATGGTGCGGTGCTCGGTGTCCATTTCGACGACGAGGGTGTATTCGTATTCGATGCCGTCACGCTGCTGCGGAGCAAGTCCGACCTTCTTCGGGGCGACCTTGCCATACTCATTTTTCTCCAACGAGTATTCGGTCTTGGAGCGCATGGTGGTCAAGATGTGACCGTTGAAGGCCAAGATGGCATCGACCATGCGTTGCTGGATCGGCGTGGCGACCTTCCACCCTGCAAAGTTGTTACCCTTCGCTGCGGCTCCGGCTTGATCCACGATTTCGAGGATGCCGCCCTGCCCGTTCCAAAAGTGGGTGAGGCTGTCGATGATGACGCAGGCGTAGCCTTCTTCTTCGGCAACCTTCAGAGCCTCAACGAGGCGGTCAGGGTGGTATGGCGCAGCCATCGAGAGTGCGTCAAACTCAAAGCGGTCGGCATACAACTTCGCCGAGTCTCGCTCAGTGTCGATGACGGCGATTTTGCCGCCTTCGGCAAGCACCGTCGCCCACATTAGGGACGAGTAGGTCTTGCCTGAACCCGAAGGTCCGGTCACAGCCACACGGGCTTTGGCTTCGGCCTTGGTGGCCTTTTTGAACAGCGAACTCACGGTTCCCTGCCTTTCTCTAGTCAGATGCACATGGCTCTGGTATCGGTATTGGTTCCGCAATCATACCACAAACTCAACCCGTGTCGAGCACCCTCAAATGTTTTCTGTCCGAGGCTTCCCTTATGCTGTTCGCAGACATGCTATACTACGGTTTAGTTTCGCAAGATAGAGAGGATACGATGTTCATTCCATTTATGAAATGCCCATGCAAGGGAGAGCGATGCGTGCTCAGCATTTGCTCGCCGCTTCATGGACACCGTGCGGGCTACACGAAGAACCGCTGCCGCTGTGAGGACTGCTTGCTCGCCAACCGTCTTTACCTGCGTGACTACAACGCTCGGCGTGACGCACACAAGGGCGACCCGCTGAAGCGTGATCGAGGCGGACCACGCTGCGAGTGCGGCAACGAGTTGTGCAGGCTCACCATCGAGGACGAGCGACATGGCACGGCTGCGGGCGGTAAGTGCAAGTGCGTCTGCGCTGCGTGCCGTCGAGCGATGGCGGACTACAAGAACCTGAAGCGTGGTGTGATCCTCGATCCGGCTCGTCCGGTTCAGCACGGCGGTCGCTGGTCGTGGGAAATCGTAAATGCTACACCCATGAACTAAACTGTGGTATAGTCGGTTCGACAAGGAAAGGAGGGCACGATGCCCGAAGGTTTGACGGAGCAGGAGCAGTTGGAGTGGGCGGAGTGGGCTGCGGAGGACGCAATGCTCGAAGCATCGCTCGACATTCAGAAGGGTTTGGACTGATGGACATTACGGCATTTGAACTCGCTCGCAAGATCGAAGCGGCGTTGGTGTTCGGCGATACCGCCGGTGCATTGGCTCTCGCTAGCGAACTCGTCGCCTACCACGAAGCCGCCGTCGAAGCGGAGGCAGGGGCGTGGGCAGAGAAGAACGTCACAGCCGTTCTCTAAGATGTTCACACGGCACACTAAACTGTGCTATAGTTATCTCAGCAGCACCGACCAGCCTGAGGAGGCAAGCATGGACAAGCAGCAAGCGCAGTTGGCAGTTGAGGAAGCGGTTTCGGTTCTCAACTCACTTAGTTGGGGTGACCGCATCTCCGACTTGACGGAGGCAGCACAGATGTTCGGTTGCGAGGACGACCTCACGGCGGCGTTCTCGAAACTGCAACAGGCAGTCGCTACCATCGCCGAGCGGATCGCATCGCCGGAGTTCAGCACTCCGGTCGCAGTCCCGACGACCCTCGTGTGGGAAGCCGACGACAGGGGGCAAGAGGTTGCTCAGATCATCGTGCCGAGTGGCATGTGCGCCGGTCTTTGGGACTTGGTAATCACGAACGAGACTGACGGCTTCGAGGTGACCTTGGAGTGCGACGGTTTCGGCGTGACCACCCACCACAGCACGCACAGCGAAGCGAAGGCTGCTGCTCAGGCAGGCATCGAGGCTGTCGCTGCGGTGCTCACCGAAAAGGACGGCGACGAGTTCATCGCCGACGAGTTCCGCTTCGGTGCTTGCAAGGGCGAGGACGAGGTTCGGTTCGCCGAGCCGACCGGAGAGGGGGTGGCGTAAATGCCACACCCCTCCGGCACACTTCACAGCGACAACCCAACCCAACAAGAAAGGCAGGAAACCATGACCATCGCAGACATGGACTTGGATCAGTTTCTCGTGAGCGAGGCTCAGCCTGAGCGGTTCGTGGACGAGACTTCAGCGTTCGTCATCAACAACGACGACGAAGCGATGTGGGCGATGCAGCGTCTCGCTCAGGCGCAGCGCAGGCTCGACGAGGTGAAGCGTCAGGCGCAGGTGCAACTCGACCGCATCAACGCATGGGTCGCAGCGCACACAGCGAAGGACGGCAGCGAGGTCGAGTTCTTCGATGCCATGCTCTCCGACTACCTCATTCGTGTTCGTGAGAACGAAGCGGACGGTCGTAAGAGCATCGACTTCCCCGACGGTGCGGTGACCTCTCGTGTGACCCCATCGAAGGTGGCGGTCACGGACGCTGAGGCGTTTCTCGCATGGGCGGAAGCCAACGGTCACTCCGAGTGGATCAGGGTGAAGCGTGAGGCCGATGTTGCGACCATCAAGAAGGTCGTGGACTTCGAGGGCGACACCGTGCTTGACCCGATCACCGGTTCTCAGATCGCCGGTCTGCAACACACCGAGGGTGGCATCTCAGTCAGCGTGAAGGTGGCTGGCTGAGCAGCAGATCTAGCAACCGAGTTGTCTCGCCGGCTCATCGGTGGGACAGTATGTGTAGCAGCAACCAACCAAGGAGCAGACCAATGAAAGACAACACCTACATCTTCCTGAACCGGGACGTGGCCGAGAGCGTCATGCTCGCCTGCGAACTGGTGGACGTGATGCCATCGAGCATCGGCTTTGAGCCGGTCAAGGGAGTCATCAAGGCCAACGCTCCGCAAGTCAAGACCCTGCTGTCGATGCTTGAGTACCTGACCGAGACCGCAGAGGAGAACGACCAAGACATCCCGGACGATGACTTGGCACTGCTCATCACCTTCTTGAAGGAGCAAGCATGACCATCTCACCGGCGCAGTGGTGGATGGCCTGCAACACACCGAGGGTGGCATCTCAGTCAGCGTGAAGGTGGCTGGCTGAGGTGACCACCACCCACGATGTTCGAGTGCTCTGGTTCGGCGATGTGTTCATGGCGGTTTTGGAAGCGGACGCTGACTTGCCTGCTTGGCTAGAGCGCAACGACTTCGTGGCGATGGGCGATGCCGTCGAGAAGGGCGGATCGGTGTTCACGCAGCCGGTCCGCCACACGAACTTGGGGACGACCCAACTGCTCACCGTGCGGACTGCGCCGGTCGAGCGATAGCAAAAGCCGGTGGGCGGGACGAACCCTAGCCCACCGGCTTTGCGGCGTGATGATACTACGGCTACGCCTTGGGCGCAACCTTGTTCAGGCTGGCGGGACGCTTCGCTCCCATGAGAAGCCCGAGGGCGGGAACCTTCGCCTCGGCAAAGTGCAGGACGGTGCTGTAGGCAGTTGCCACAGCCGGAGCGACGTAGGCGAACGCCTGCGTGGGGGTCAGGGTGAAGCCCACCTTTGCTGCCCACGAGACGAGCAGGCCGACAACGGCGGGGACGACATAGCGGACGACAGTGGCTCCCAGAGCCTTTGGATCGACGAGCGGCTTAGTCGTTGGGGATGTAGCGGTGCTGGGGTTGGTCATGGGCAGTCTCCTTTGAGAGGGCTTGGGTGAGGTCGCCCTCGGCTTCGGCACGATGCCAACCGAGGTGACGCTCCACCTTATCCTCGATCCCATCGAACCGCAAATCGATGCGCTCAAAGTGAGTTTCGATGCGCTCGAAGCGGGTGTCGAACCGAGCCACGCTCTCTTGCAGGAGTCCCATACTGCCGACGATGTTGGCATCGCCGTCGAGACTTTCCTTACGACCTCGATGGGCTGAATACCACGCTGAGGTAGCGGCAAGCGTGGCAGGCACCGCCGAGATGACGGCTGCCAAAACATAAGGTTGAGAGGTAGCCGCCATGCTGAAAGTTTAGATGCAACTTTCCAAATGTCGTGTGCTACTGAGCCACGCCGCAGTCGTAGATCACGAACCGCTGCGTGTCGTCGAGTTGCAACGAGGGGTCGTTATTTGGGTTGCTCGCTGCGGTGAAGGTCACGGTGGGCACGCTGCCTGATGTGCCGTTTGGAATGACCGCCAGATACCACTCGTTCGTCGGTCCGGTCGTGTTCAGTCCGACCCAACTGCCGCCAACGATTTGATTCGTCGGGGTCACCCAGAAGGTCGTAGAGCAGTGGATCGTAAAGTAGGTGCCGTCCGGTGTGCCGGTCACATCGAGGAGTTGCATTTCCTCGTAGTGGGCTTGGGGTTGGTAGGTGTTGGTCGGCGTGAGGACACCGATGGACACGAGGCTCTTCTTCGAGGAGGTCGGGATCGTGGCTGTGCTGCCTCCTACCGTCACGAGGGGGTTCGGATAGGTGATGCCGACGGCTCCCGTGCTGGTGATGCTCCCGACGTTTTGGAAGATGTAGGGCTGGTTGTGCATGACGCTGCTATCGCCGTCGCTTGCGGAAAAGACCGTAGCGGTCGCACCCGGCGATCCGTTGTTGTCTCCAACTGGGTATTCGTTTCCAATAGCGGCGATGGTAGATGAGTTGGTGGCATCGTTGATGCTAAATGCGTTATTCATGATGACGAAAGGAGGCTGAGGGTTCCACAACCCGCCTACCTGTGAGGCATCAGTGAAAACTTGCTGGACCGCAAGTTGCGTGTTGAAAGGTATCCCGTATCCCATAACCGTTGTCGTGCCCGGCTCGCTGAGTAGGTTCGTCAGTCCCGAACCGTGCCCGGTCAAGTTTTGGATCACTTGGTTGGCGTAGTAGGTCTGCCCACCATAGGTAAGCGAATAGGTGGAGCCTGTGCCGTTTCGGATACGCCCCCACATCATGATCCCGCCGAAGGGATTGGTTCCCGTGCTTGCGGTCGAGGTGATCGAAACGCTGTTTGCTGAAATCGTGCCAGCATTGGCAACATTTCCGGCAGGAACAGCCGCCGTCGAGCCTTGGTAATAGGGGGCGGCACCATTGATCTTGAACCGCAGGGTGGCTTCGGCTCGATAGATGCGGTTTGGTAAAAAGTCTGTCTCCAAGCCCGTAGCGTCGAGCCGGTAGCAGGTCGCTCCGGGATAGGTGCCGGTCATGCCCGGAGGAACGACTGTCGTGACCCCGGTAGCGCCCGTCCCTGCGACGGCGGTGATTTCCAAAAACGCCTGATGCCCAATGAGGGTCATAGGGGAACGCTTGCGCTGGATCGTGCCGTTCTTGCCGTTGAGGGTTGAACCTTGATCGTAGATGTTGGAACCTGCCAACGCTCCGAGCACCCAAGCGTCCTCGCCCGACCAAACAACCCAAACGGTGTCTCCGATTTTTGGAATGTAACTCTCCAAGAACCGGAAGCCGTGCATCGGTCCGCTGTCGCCCTCCATTTGGATACTCAGGAAGGGGTGGGAGTAGGTTTCGGTGTCGCTCTGCCAGTTCGGGTCGTAGCCGACCACGATGCCCATGCGGATCGTGTCTGACGGCGGGGTATGCCACTGGTTGTTATACAGCAGCGAGGTTGCCAACTTGCGGTAATCGAACACGGTTCCAAAACTGCCGCCGAAAGACATTTCAGTAGCCAATCGTGTATTCGGAGATGCGGGCTGCATCTTCCTTGGTTCCGATGCGACGCTCACGGGCGGTGATTTGCACCGGACTGTCGAGGTCGAGCGGAATGGTGATTTGGTCGATGTAGTAGGGCACCGCACCGGCGTTTGGAACGAGCAGCGGGTCGAGGATCATCGTGCCCTTACGATACTGGATTTTGGGGTGAAATGGCTTGACGGGAATGACGGTTGCGCCCTGCGGGCAGTGCTCGGTCACGGTCACGGAGTTCGTGGTGACGTTGGTGTAGAGAATGACCGTCTGCCCCTTTTTCAGCGGCAAGAGCAGCGGGTCCACTTTGAGTTCGCTGATGATGTATTCCCCCGTGTTCGTCGGCGGCTGTGGGTCGGCGTAGTCCTCTGCGTCGATGACCTGCGGCACGATGGTTCCGGGGCTGAGGTCGGAGCCGTTGGGGAAATCCGCCGCCAAGTCGGTGATGACTTGATCGGGCTGGAAGATGCCGAGACGCTTCCGGCGCACACGGATCACATCGCCCACGTCGAGGGCAGGATTACACACACCCTCCACGGTGACGCTCTCATCGCCGCCTACGAACCAGTTGAGGTAGAGGTTGGCGGCGTTTTGGGTCTGCTTTTGGCTTTGGAGACGCTTCCGACCCGGTTCACGACCGACAACCCGCCCGAAGGGGCCGAGGTAGTAGGTGGGGGAGTTGGGGTCGGAGTCCACGGCAATCGCTCGGAATGGCAGTGAGGTAATCGTGTTTTCACCTGTGGCGATGACGTAGTTCACGGCTTTGGAACTGTCGATCTTGCGGGTCACTTTGGTCAGTAGCCCGCCCTCCCCGTCCATGTAATCCCATACCGGCTCAATGGTTGACGGGTCAGGGAGTTGCGCCACGGTGAAGCGTCCAACAGCGTCAATGTATAACTGCCCATTCACACCGGCGGCGAGGCTGGAAATGTCGTTCCACGGCGAACCGGCTCCCGATGGTGAAAAACTTACCGAACCCATGACGACAGGTTGGGTCAGTTTTGCGTCCACAACACCCGTCACCTCAAACTCAGGCGGTCCGAACACGCTATAGCAGTATGGAGGCCACCGGTCTTTGATAAGCAACTTGATGGCTTCGAGGAAGGTCTGAGCGACGTAGGTGGTTTCGTGCTGCGTGTAGGGGGTGAAACCGGCTTGGTTGGTGTTCACGACCGGCGGGGTATAGGGCGAAGTCCAAACCGTTGTCGGGGCCGTCCAAGCGTTCAGTTTGATGTTCAGGGCGAGGTCGGAGCCGTTGACGGTGATCGTGATTTTCCCGTCCTCATCTTCCTCCACAGTCGTATCAGTGATGCGGAACACGCCGCAAGGGACGAGTTCGTATGCCCCGCTTTTTGGCTGCAACAGATCACCCGTCAGCGGCGGGCGAGCGTCAATAACCCCTGTTCCCACTTTGGTCAAATCCCACACCACGCCTCGGTAGATGTAAAGGTGGTTGCCGTAGATGCTGAGCGGGTCTGTGGATTTCACCGGAACATACCGCTCGTCGTCAAGGGTGAGTTCTACGGTGCGCCGAACATCTTGGCTAGTTTGGTCAATCTTGACCGACCCCGAAACGACGGGCAGGTTATACCAAGTGCCGTCAGTGGACAACGCCTTGACGATAATCATGGCTCGGTGCGATCCCTTGACCGCCTCAAAGAACTTTTGACTTGCTGGATACACGACTAACTCCCGTAGGAATAGCCAAAGCCCGGAGGTGCGGCCTCGACGTATTGGATTTCCACCTCACGATAGGGGCTTGCGGCGGCGTTGTGGGTGTATTGCACATCTTGGTTGATGAAGATGTAGGAGCGTGTCGCCTCGACCGGGTTGGTCAGGATCAAGATGTTCCCTGAGTTGAGCAGGTTCAGGAAGTTGTCCCAGTTGGCGAGGTCAGTCCAAATCACCTTGATATCGCCATCTCGACCCTGCACGACACCAGAGACGACATACGGGCGGCTAGAACCGAGTGGGTAGAACACACCAGAGGGGTGCTTTTGCGTCTCGGTGTAGCCATTCTGCACGTTGATCGGGTAGCGACGGGTCGGGTTAGAACTGTCGGCGATCCACCATGTCTGGCTGGTCATCGGAGTTGTGGGTGACGAACCTGCTGAAACCGGACCGGCAACTGCCGTCTTGCCACCGTTTTTCAGCACCGATGGGAGCGCACGGTAGAGCGTCGCCTGTCCGGGGACTGCCTCGTAGTCGGTGATCGTGGCAAATCCCGTTCCCGTTGCAACTACATAACCGCCGTTGCGGAGCGTGTACCAAGATGTCCCGCCATCAACCGACTTTTGGACGTTGTAGGCGTAGGTGTCGATGGTTTGGTTCACATACCCGTCGTATGACCAGTTGAGGGCTGCGACAAGGCCGCCCTTTGGCTGCACCTTTGCCACTCCGGTCGAAAGTCCTGCGGCATAACCGGTGACCGAACTGTTTACCCCGTGCGTGTAGGTGAGGGGTGCTGAAATCGTGACGGTCTTGCTGCCGTCCCACGCCGGGTCAATGGTCACAGTTTCGTAGAGCGATCCACCGATGTTCAGGTAGAGCAACGCTCCAACGCCCATGCCAAGGGTCTTGCCAACGGTAATCGTGGTATCACCGGCATTTGCAGTTGCCGTCAGGCTGGTCTTGATGAAGGAGTCCGAGCCGCCTTGGATCATTTCACGAGAGTTGTTGTCGTTGGCGGGGTCAAAGACGAACAGAGTGTTGTAGCCACTGACCGGAGTGGTGGTCGGAATGTTGATCGCAGAAGCAACGGTTCCGTTGGTTGGGTCAACCGTTGAGCCGAGGACAGGAAGCGAAGTCGAGCCGCCGATGTTGCTCGTCTGCGCCGTTCCGTTGAGGTCGAGGGCTTGACTTGCCACCGCCTTGAACATGATGCCGGAGAGGCCATACACGCCACCCGTAGTGACGTTATTCCACCTGATACGAGGAATGGCGTAGTAGGCGTTCGCCGGGGCGACAGCGACGATGGCGTTCGGCCTCCAACCCTGTCCGTGGCTACTGCCAACTGCGTTGACGGAAGGTTGCACCGAGGAAGTGGTCGTGTTGCCGTTTTTCGTCAGGAACGCCGTTCCATCTGAGGTGGAAAGCAGCGTGCCGTTCGAGGCATACCAGTCCACATACAGAGCAAAGGTAGGAACCGCAGTAGAGGAGATCACCTGCGTCCATGCCGAGAGGGCATAGGTTTGTCCTGCCTTGACCGGAACCGCCGCCGGGTTGAACACACCCTTTTGGATATCGCTGAGCAACTGTCCTGCCGTGTGGGTGGTGACCTCAGCGTAAGCAGCCGTTCCACCGGTAGTTGCGGTGACCGCCATCGCATAATCGCCATACAGAGCGGGATAGTTGATGCGAACTGCGCTGTAGGCGGGGAATGTCCCGCTCGGCTTGAAGCCACGGACAGGAATGGTCGTCGAACCTGCTGGAATAACCGTTTGCGACGAGGTGATGAAACTCACCGTTTGGGTAATCAACGGGTTCTTTGGAACACCGGTGGTCTGGTCAATGTCGCTGAAACTGACCGATCCGGCTCCTTGGCTGTAGCCATCGGTGATGTTGCTCGTGAAGGTGACGACTGTGCCCGTGATGCCAGCCACCACAGAACCATTTGGAAGCCCCGGAGCGACAATGGTGCTGCCGACGGCAACGCTTCCGGGGATCGAGGCGAACTGGAAGGCGTTGAAAGTGGGGTTGGAAGCCATGATGTTCGCCGTAGCAGAGGTCGTGGCGGTGGTGGACAGTGAAATCGTGCCGGTTCCGACTGCCGAGATGTAAGTGTTGGGCAGAACGCCGAACCCGAAAATCTGCTGTCCGACGGCAAGCCCCGCCGTGCTCGAAACACCCGTGACCCCCGAACTGCCGGAGGTGATGTTCCCGGTGAAGGAGAGGCCGCTCAGCGTGGCAGAGAGGGTGGCGAAGGTTGATCCGTTCCAAACCCCTGCCGTTCCGGTGGCAGTGATGGGTTGGGTGTAGTAGTCCACCACGCAGGTCTGAGCATGAGGAACATAGGACACCGTGGAGTGCTTGACCGGCGTGTTGGTCACAACCTTGGTTGCTGAAACCGCCCCGAATGTCTGTGTCGTTTGGAACAAGATTGTTCCGCCGTCCAATGGTGAACCCTTAGCCCCGATGGTGCGATCAAAGACAATGCGCTTTTGAGCGGTTGGCTTCTCTGAGTAGTCGTAGTAAATGCGGCTCAGAGCAGGCAAGATACCGCTCCGTGACGGCAAAAGGACCGTCATGTGGATCGTTGTGCTGCCAAAGTAGAAGGGCTGCGTGATGATGCCACTTGCGGTCATCGCTGGTTGTGTAACGAAGCCCTTTGTCGTCCATGCCCTTGCCGCAGGCATTTCGATATACACACGCTCGCCTGCGTTGAGCATGACGGTCTTAGTGGTTATAGTTCCGTTATGGCAAACGGGGACACCGAGGATGCTCTGCTGCGGGACTTCCGCTCGAACGGTGTAGGAACCCTTGGTAATGAAGTCGCTCAAAATCGTCATAGCGATCCCCACCGGAGGTGGGTTCTGCGTCATGATTTGGGTCACACTGCGGATTACTGCGGTTTGGCTAACGGTTGGTTGGCTGCTTAGCCCGAAAAGGACCGCATCAACATATAGAACGTTCGGGAACTGAAGGGTGACTTGTTGCCCGTCCCAACCGTTGCGAGTGATGCCGGGGGAGTCCACGATGATTGCGGTCTTGCCTGAGCCGCCGACGATGTGAAATGAAGCAGTCGTGTTTGTCCGGGTCACGCCCGCCGACCCGCCGACCCATCGAACACTGGTATTGGTCGTCGTCCAGTTCTTGACGATTTTCTCCGTGTAGGACAGTTCGAGGTTGCTACCGGTGTAAACCGGCTGCTGCAAACCAAAAGTCACGGTGGAACCGGCGTTGTGAGAAGCCGGAGTGGTGCCGTTGTAGCCACGGGTGACGATTTGGAAAGTGTCGCCGGAGTTGTTGCCGTCCACCTTGTTTGTGACGAGGATTTGCTCAGTCCCAATGGTGACCCAGAACCGTCCGGTGATCGGGAAGCCAAGGGCATCAGCGCCTCCACCGGTATTGCCAGACACAACGAAGGTTCCAGTGCCCGTTCCCGAAAGCGCACCCCTTGTCGTGACGTAGCCAACCGCACCGACGGGGATGGAAGTCACTACGCCAAGTATTTCATCTACCTTAGAAGTCGTAGCGATGCTACTCAACATTCCAGCGATGGAGTCGTTGTGGGTTGCCGTCCATGTTCCGAGCGAGTTCGTGAACGCCCCGTTGTCGGGAGCCAGCAAGTTGTCGGTGGATTGGATCGTGACGGTGTTCACAGCGTTGTTGTTGTCGCCATAGACCATGACGAGCGGCGGCTGCGGCTGCTTCACATTTGGAACAAACGGGTTGGACTGCCATTCGCTATACCAAAGGCTGCCACGGAACTTTTTAGCAACTCGGACATACGCCCAGTAGCGCATACCGCTGGTGTAGCCGTGCGAAGCGTCAAGTGAAACCTCGCTGCTTGCATCTGCTCCCGATGCACTCCAAAACGGCGTAGAGGTGGTCGGATCGAAGTCCTCACGAGTGACGGTGGTATCCGTAAAGATTTTCACCTCCCAACCGGCTTGCTGGTCCTTGTCGAGGTCGGTATAGAGCCACGAAACCGCTGTGTGCTGGTTCTCGTCAAGGCGAAGGTTGTCGGCTGGGGTCAAGTGAACCTGACGGACGACGGGCTGGCTCTTGTATTGGACATTGAGGCCGAGGCTGCGGAAAGCGACCTGTCGGCTTTGGGGAACCTGCACCTTCAGTTGCAACTGGATTGCGCTGAGGGTGTCGCCCGTCCATTCGTTGCCGTTTGGATCATTGTTCCTCGCACCGCCGTAGTAAACCGTGAAGGCGGTGGAAAGGGTGTTAGAGAAGGTGTCTGGCGTAGAGGCAACGCCTGTAGCAGCGTCGTAGAGTGAAATGTTGGTCTGGTCACGCCCGCCGACCGCTCCGAGGATCGAAAGCATGGTTTGGACATAGTTCACACGAGCCTGCCGCCAACGCTCGCCGTCCCACATCACAAACTCGCCGTAGTCGGGGCGATAGGTCACCATGCCGGTTTGGATGTTTGAAGGCCATGCGTAGTAGGAAACCGGAGCACCGACATTGTGGTTGTAGGTCAGTCCGGCGGCGAGTTGCACCGTCCAGTTGCTTCCAGCCGCAGCGGGCACAGTAAGCGGATAAGCGACCTCCAAATCCGCACCACTGTCGATGACGATGCTCGGAGGGGCGATGAAGGTTGACCCAGCGGCAATATCTACAAGCGTGGAGTATTGGAGCGTTGGGATACTTGTTGAAATGCTCGGCGTGTAGGCGGAAACGGTGATCGGGACAATGTTCGTGCCGTCGGTGAGGAAGATTTCCTGCTCCGGCTCCAAGTCGGAGGTCAGCCCAACGGTCACCACAGCCCCTACGGTCGTCAGGGAGCCGCTGCTACCGATAGAGGTGGGGAAGTTTGAAGAAGGGGTATAGCCCGCCGTAGAACCCGACGAAGCCTGAATAGCGAACCCTGTAGCCCCTGCCGCCGCTCCGGTTGCGGTGTAGAACGAGTCCACATACGCCCCATAGCGCAGATACAGCGTAGAGTTCACTGGAATAGCGCAGGGAAGCGGTGTGGTGTTGATCGAGGTGTAGTTGGTCGAAGGGTTGGTCAGGTGGAAACCAGCATCGCTGCCATCGGATTTCCAAAGGTAGAACGATGGAACCTCGACCTTGTGGTAGCCCACATTTGCCGGAAGGGTGCTCAGGATCACCGGGGTCATGTCCGGGTGGCTTGCGCTGAGGGTTTTCGTGAAGGTCAGGGCAACCTGAGCGGTCAATGAAGCCGTTGCGCTGAAAGTGACCGAGCCTGCTCCGATAGAAGCAACCGTCGTGCCGTTTGGAATACCGTTTCCGGTGACGACCTGCCCCGTCGAAATCCCTGCCGTGCTACCAACCGTAGCAACGCTACTACCGCTCGTGATAGCAAAGCCGTTGATCGTCGTGCTTTGCAGTTGGGCGATGAATGTCCCTCCGGTGGAACCGGTTGCAATAAGAGACATGGTGCCGACGGTTGCGCTCCCCGTCCCCATCGTCACAGTGAACGGGAAGGCAGCGGGAACCTCGCTCGTCAGGTTGATGGTGAAATACGTCGCACCCGCCGCCGCCGCACCGTTGAGCAGCCCCAAGGCAGGAGGCTGGTAAGAGAACGAGGCGTTGAGGACATTTGGAAGCGTGGTCGGGAAGCCGCCGTTGTCTCCGAAGGAGATTTGGGTGTCCCCCGCAACCGAAGGTGAGGTCAAAGCGGTGGAGATGTTCGGATCGCCGCCGAGGCCAGAAACCTCCCACGGGTCGTCCACCTCCAAAGTCACCTGAGCGTTGATGGCGATTTGGTTTGAGTTGTTGCTAGCGACCAGAGCGTTCGTCTGCACATAGTCCGTGCCGCCGCTTACCGTGTAGATCGTGCCCAAGTCTGGCGAGCCGAGAACAGGGGTGTATTGAGCGTGCGAGGTCGTCGAGCCACCTGCGGAGTAAGTGAAGTTCGGGGTGGTGACGATTTCACCTGCCGGGTGGTCGTTTTGGAGCGACTGTCCAGTCGCCAGATACCAGACCATTGGTTGATTGATGTTTGCGCTTCCGTCAAGGGGCTGTCCGAGCGATGTGCTGATGCTGTTTGACGGAGGAACAAGTGCCACAAGTTCCTGATCGCTTCCCTGCCCGACAACAATGGTGTAGAGCGAGTTTGCAGTAGCGGTCAAGGTGTTGTTTGGAATATCGCTGATGCCGCCTGTCGGACCGACTGTCGGACCGACGAACGCTTGTGAAACGGTCAGCGTGTTCTTCGAGATAGCCGTGATTTCAGTTCCCGATGGGAATGAACCCTGCGAACTTGCTACAGCGATTTCCTGCCCAACCGCAAGTCCGGTGGTGGGAGTGATGCCCGTGATCGAGGTAGAACCGTCGTAGCAGTTTCCGGTAAAGGTGTAGGTCGTGCCATTGTTTACCAGAGGCACGAAGCCGCCGTTGCCAGAGTTGCCGTAGGCGTTATAGTTCGACGCTCCAAAAGTTCCCGTAGCCGTCGTGGGGTTTGGTGAAACGATGATGTAGGTGGAACCCGCCGGTGCGTTCTGGTCGAGGACTGAGCCAACACGAGTTCCGATGAACGACGGCGTGATCGCTTCCAAATCTCCGGTAGCCGAAGTTCCGAGGTAGCGAGGACCTTCCTCGTAGGCGGCGACAAAAGTTCCGGTGGCGTGGTTGCCGACCACATTTGAGATCAGTCCGACGACACCCGCTCCGGTCGTGCCCGAAGTCACGAGGTCAAAGACTGCACCACTCGTCACCAGAGGGTCGTATTGGTAGATGGCGTTTTGGGAGTCGCCGTTTGGATACGATCCGGGCTGGTGGGTGTATGACTGGCTGCTGTTGTAGATGATAAACGAGTTGTTCGCCGTATTTACGGAGTAAACCTGCCACGAGTAGAGGTATTTCCCCTTAGTGGTCAGGCGGACGGGCGAAGAAGTATGATACTGCCCTGCGTTTGGTGAAATCGTCAAGGCGTCCTCGGTGGCGGCACCGACAGTTTGCACACTGCTACCAATAACCCCGCCCAATCCGAGAAGTTGCTGTCCGGGCAGAACTTGGTAATACGAAACGTCATACTCGGCAGTGAATGGCTTATTCCAACCGCCTTGAATATTGACCGCTGCGCTTCCATTCGTGGTTTGGACATTCATCACATTGGTATTCGGTGTGAAATCGCTGCGGAACGTCAACTTTTGGCCGGGGTAGATGTTCGCCACACTGTCCACATACACCGTGTAGGCACTGCCGCCTGCGCTTCCGTTTGCCGTCACGGGTGTCCAACCAGAAATCGTGGTCGGGGTCATGCTTTGGAAGTTGGCGACCGGAGTGCTGTAGTAGTTCGAGAACTGAACGGGGAAGTAGAGGTCTTGTCCGTAGTGCGATCCTACGGGGGCAACATGTACGCCACTTGGAAGCGTGGGAGTGTAAATCCCGTAAATGTCCGTATAGGTAGTTGCGTAGTAGGGAGCCATCAACGGCTCGCAACCAAAGATGTTCACGCCATTTTTCAGCACGAAGTCTGGCTGCTTCGTCACAGCGTCGTTGTCCTCAACGGTGGCTGTGAAAGCCACAACGTTTTGGGCGGTCCCGGTGATCGTTCCCGTCCCCGATGCTGTCCCGCTGATGATGTATTGGCTTCCCGATATGCCGATGATTTCGCAGACCAAAGGGCTTACGCCGCTTGCGAAGGTGAGCATCTGCCCGACGGCGAGGTTGGTGGTGCTGCTGGAAACTGAAATCAGATTTGATCCAGTCGAACCGGTAGCCGTGACGGAAACTGTCGTGGGAACGGCTGAGGTGGACGACATAGCCGTAGCCGGAAGCGTCCAATAGTAGGGAACTGCACCCAAACCGGTTGAGCCAGCACCGGTGGTGAATGTAGTCAAGTCAGTAGTGATCGTCCAAGTCGAGCCGGAGCCGGTCACGCCGGTAATGGTTCCAGCGTTCCAACCCACGTTTGTTGACTCAATGGCGAGGGTCACCATTTGCCCGCCGGTCAGCCCCTTGATCGCTCCGGCGGCGTTCGTGAAGGTTGTGGAACCAGAGATGACGATGGTGGCCGCTGCGGTGCTAACTGCGACGGAAACGACGTTGTAGCCGCTCGGGTTCCAATCCGATAAACCAAGACCGGTTTGCACATTTGCCTGAGCCTGCGTATCGCCAGAAGTGGTGATGTAGAACGATGGGATTTGCGTTCCAGCAGTTTTGGTTGCTCCGACATTATCCGGCGTGGGGACATACTCGGAAGTTCCGCCGTTGTCGTAGTCGTCAAAGTTGTAGAGCGGCTTCAGCGAGGCAGAAAGGCTCGTTCCACTGCTCGGCAGGAGGGTGGCTGTCGTCGTGTATGCAGACATAGGCGAGACGACGGGAACAAGCCCAACATTTCGGGCTTTCAGCCATTCGCTCATGAAATCATCGGTGGAAACGGCAGGTGTCCACGAGATCGGATGGCTGCCCGTCGTGCCTTCCAAAATGGCAACGGTGTTTCCCGGCTGCACCTGTGTAATGTCGTTGACGTAGATGAATGGGTCGCCACTGTCTCCCGTACTAACACCCACAGTGTTTCCGAGTGGCGCAGATGACGGGCCTCGCTGTCCCCACGAAGCCACCGACAGGGAGGTGGAACCGAGCAGGAGTTTGGACAAGTCCTCCACATGGGCGGCCTTGTAGTTCACCCCATCATCGGGGACAAGCCCTACGGAGAGTTGCGTAACGTCAGCGAGGGCTGCATCAGGCGTAGTTGTCCCGATCACGCTCCAATAGGGCGAGTCGGTCACATCGGAGTAGTTCGGGTTTGCGATGTAGTTCCTCATGGCGCAACCCCTACTCTACTCCCTGTTTGCGAGAAATCCCTGCCCGACATTTCAGCACGAACGACTGATTAGATGCCACGACCCAACGCTCGAAGCGCCCGCTGCAACTCCTTCATGTTGTCGTTGACGACCTTTTGGATAACCTTTGCGTGCTCGTCAGGGTGAACTGCGCCATTGACGGTGATGACGAAGGCACCCTTTTCGATAATCATGTTCCCGCCGCCACGGTTGCGGTTGATGGACTTGTTGGCGGTTGCAGCATGAACGCCCACCGCACCGGCGATGCTTCCAATGATCCCACCACCAAGCAGGCTGCTAATCGCCCGCTTCATGACCTCGTTCGAGTGAGCAACCGCCATCTTTTTCATGGCGGGGTGGTTCATCATTCGGTGGATTTCACGATCTCCACCCTTGCCTCGAAGCAGGTTTGCCGTGTCGTAGGTGTGGTGAGCGATCCTAATGAGCCAGTGAGTCATGCCGCCGCTTCCGCCGCCACTTGTCTTGCTGCCCCCGCCGCCTCCAAACAGACCTCCAAAGAAGCCGCCGATGGCTGAGCCAACGCCGTGCATGATGGTTCCGGCTGCGTGAAGCCCCCCGGTCACTGCCCCCATCACGGCATGACCAACATGACTCAAGACTTTTCCACCAAACTTGGCAACATCCTTCGTGGCGTTCCACAAGTGATGTCCTTCTTGGCTAGCCCAGTGACCCACTCGTTGTGCGGCGTGGTAGAGGTGTTTTGCAGCGCCAATGACTGCCTTGTTGATTTGCTTGTGCCACTTCATATAGGCAACTGTGACTCCTGCAACAGCAAGTCCGATACCAAGCGTTGCCGCTCCACTTGCGGCCCCAGCAGCCAAAATGCCACCCTCTGCGGCGGCCTCGCCACCTGCGACAGCGGCTCCACCCTCTGCGGCGGCCTCGCCACCTGCGACAGCGGCTCCCTCCTCTCCGGCCGCTGCGGCATCTCCGCCAAGTCCACCCAAACGAGAGAGCATTTGACCCGCACGCCCGCCAAAACGGTCAAGAACCTTTCCGAGAAGGCGCTTCCCGACATTGCCTTCGAGTTTTCCAGCCAACTTGCCTTCCAACTTGCCTTCCAACTTGTGTTCGAGTTCAGACTTGACCTTGCCTTCTAACTCAGATTTCACCTTGCCCTCTAACTTGGACTTCAGTTTGTTTTCCAACTTGTTTTCCAACTTGTGTTCAAGGTCGTTGCCGCCCCCGCCGTTTCCACCGAGCAAACCGTTGGCGTTGCCGATTTCATTGGTCAGCGTGTTGAGGGCTTGGGTATTCAGGTTGGTAGCGTCCAACTGGTCTTTTGGCATGGTTTCGCTGGACAGGGTTCCTGATCCAAGGTTGAACAATGCCTTGAACAGACCCCTTACGCCGCCTCCCCGTGCTTCCACCTGCTCGGCACGACGGGCATAAGCGGCATACCGCCTTTCAGCCTTGTAGAGGTGCGCTTCGGGGTTGCGCTCATCAACCTTTAGGAGTTTCTCGGCCTTTTCATACTTGCCACGGCTTTCGTGCCATGCAGCGTCCCTAAGTCGCTTCTGCTCAGCACGCTTAGCCTCGGCTTCCAAACTTCCGCCAAGTCCCTTGCTGTGGATGCCTCCGAGAGTTCGAGCACCGTTGGCGGCTGTGCCGTAAACGCTTTTTACCCCAGACCCGATCTTCCCAAGCAACCCGAGAACACCCATCATGGGGGTCAGGAACAACTTTTTCGTGAACCACACCGTAGCGAGAATGATCATCATGTCTTTGATGGGGGCGATTTTGGCAAGACTGCTGATGAAACCGGTCACCTTGGGGATGATTTCAGCAATCTTGGCAACCAACCTTGCCGTCCATTGGATCAGGACGATAAGAAGGGGTGTCGCTTTGATGAGGATAGGAGTGATCGCTAAGGCAAGTTGGGCAAAAGCAAGTCCGAGCGCAGGGAGCACGGGCGCAAGTATCGTAAAGATTTTTGTGATGCTGTCGATGGTCTGTTTGTTGCTGAACAACTGCGTGAACAGTGGAGCGATTGCGTTCACGGCAGAGGTCATCGGACCAGCCATCTGCGTCGCCATAGTGGTAATCGCCTGAGCAACCGGACCGATTTTGTTTTCGGTTCCAAACAGCGTGGTGAAAAGGTTTCCCAAAGGCTTCGCAACCGCTCCAACCAACCCGATCACAGGTTGCAAGATAGTGAGCAAGGCGGGCAAAAGAGTTCTGACGAACAGCATAATCAACGGCTCAAACGCAGCCATGATGCTGCCCAACGCTTGTCCGATTTCCTCGCCCAGAATGTTCATCGGTCCGAGAAGGCTGTTGAGGATAGGTCCGAACAGCGTCACAATGTCTCCGATTACCTTGGCAAAGGCATCGAGCATTGGGAGGAAGATTTTACCAAACGAGGTCATGAGCAACATCACGTCGTTTTGGAGGCGTTCCAGCGGCGACTTGGCGGCCTCAGCGGCTCCCTGAATGTGGGAGTTGATAAGGTCAATCACCGCAGCACGGGCAGCCATCTTGCCGTTAGCCGCTTCCACCTGCTTGACGTAGTTCTGCTCGTTCTGCGTCAACTGCACGCCACCACGGTTCATCATGGAGATACGCTTTGCTGGATCGGCGAGCACACGACCGAGCATCTTTGCTGAGGTCACAAGCCCCTGACCCGTGACTGCGCTCATGTTTTCAGCAGCATGGAGGGCGTTAGAAAAGTTTTCGTTGATGCCTTGCGAGTTTTTCGCACCCTTGGTGAACATCGAGGCTAAATCTTTGTTGGTCAGAAGCAAGGTTTGCGACTGGACAACCTGATCTTTGTTGATACCGGTCTGAACCGACTCGTAGGTGGCTTGCTGGTCAAGCAGTTTGGAATACCAAAAGGTTTGGCTCTTGGCACCTACGAGGTTCATTTGTTGCAGCGAAGAAGTCCCCTTGTATTGGTTGGAGATAACCTGCGCCTGAACACGCTGAAGCGAGACGAGTTTCGTAGCGTCCTCGACGGACTTTTCGATACCAAGTGCCAAACCGCCGACACCAATGGATTTCAGCAGGAAACCCTTGACGTGACCAAAGGTTTCGGTGACCTTTTCACCCGTCTTTTTTGAGGCTTCCTCAACCTTCTTCAGGGCTTCGAGGTAGGAGTCGGCATTTCCGAGAATGGCAATACGAAGGTTGTTTTCTGCGCTACTGCCGGAGCCAGTGCTGCTCCCGCCCTCTCCCTCTGCCATTTCACACCCTCCCCTCTGGTTAGTAGCCCTTTAGTGCCTGCTCCTGCTCGTAGGCTCGCAGCCTCCACACCGCTTGCCATTCTGTAACTTCGTATGCGGAGATCGGTTTGTGGCTAGGCGAACCGTTGAGCAACTCATCAACGGTTCGCCCTAACTTCTCGGCCAACTCAAAGAGGAAACGCCTCTCGGGGTCGGCTAGGAGTCTTTTCCCGCTTCGTCCGCAGAGTCCTCTCCCATGCCTGAAAGTCGCATCGCCACCGTGGCGATTTCTTCGATAGCCGAAGCCGACTTTGCCATAAGTGCTTCACGGTCGCTTTCCAAAAACACCCGCTCGCCCGTCTCGGGGTCGAAGGTGCAGTGAATCACGAGGTCGGGAAGCACCTGCTCCAAGTTGAACTGACCGGTCACCGTCGTCGAGTTGCCGATCATGCGAGCACGATCCTTGGCGGTCATGGATTTCACCAAGACAGTCACTCCCCAAGCCTTGACTTCGAGGATTTCGGACTCAATGTCGTCTACGGCAAAAATCTGATCGGAAAGGCTGGACATGCTTGCTCCTTAGTAGGGTGTCCCTACAGTGTAGTCCGGTAAACTGGCCCCGTCACTTGGATTTCGCTGTCGAAGGTCACGACACCGGCAACCGCAGATTTCAGGTCATACTTGGCGAGAACGCCCTGCCCGTAGTACTTGATATCGGGAGTCACGCCAGCGAACGCACCCGGCGTTGCGGGACCATAAACGAACTGGACGAACTGACCAGCCGTGTTTTGGAAGGCTTCCATCTCATACATCATTTGGTCGATACCGGCGGCAGTCTCGTCATACATACCAGAGAAGGTCAGGCTGTAGCCCTTCAGACCCACGATGTAGGACTTCACACCGGCGGCACTGAAGGTCGTGGTTTCCTGCGGCTCGATGGCGGTCGGGAAGCCAATGTCGTTGATCCACGGTGAAATGTTCCGCATCTGCACGATGGGACCACTCACGCCGGTCGCACCAGCGTTGGTGATCGGGAAGGTGGTTCCTGACGAACCGGTTGGCGCAGTTGAGGCGTAAACCGGCACGCCGCCGACGAAGGCACCGTAGATGGAGCCACCGTTGACGATGGGGGCTTCGCCGGAGATTTCAGTAGGGATAGACCCACCCGAGATCGTCACGCCCGTTGCACCGGAGTTGATGAGGCCGGTCACGCCGGGGTATGCCGAGTAGGCCGGTGAAGCCCACCCGAGGGCGAGAAATGCGTTCTTACCGTGGTTGAACACTGGGGTTGCCATGTGGTTGCTCCTTTAGTAGCGGGCGAAGCCGTAGAAGGCTGTCGCTGTCGGGCTGCTTCCACCAGAGATGGTGTAAGACAAGCGTGTGTATTCGTACACCGTTCCGGTGAGCAGGGCGACGGTCGCCCCAAGTCCGGTTTCGGTGGCGAGGGTTCCTCCGGTGGGGCTGACCCACGACGCTCCATCTTGGGAGTGCTGGAAAGAGAGGGTGACTGAGGTTGGTGCACCGGTCACAGCGGCGATGCCGAGAACGAGCAAGCCGCCCTTTGTTGTCGAGGTCGAGAAATCGTAAGTGTTCGTCGTGCCCGAGGTGGTGATCTTCAGGTATTCACCTCGCCCACGCCATACGCCACGGTCGCTTTGGAACTCGGTGTCCATAGCGACGACACCGCTGACTGGCGACTTCAGATCGTACTTGGTTGCGATGGCGTTCGCCATGTAGCAAACCGAGGGGCTACCCGTCTGCCCACCGTCGGGGAAGGCAAGCACAGCCTTATCGCCTGCCGTGTAGATGACGTTGTTCAGCACAGCGTCCACGCCTGATGCGCCGCCGTCGTAGAAGCCTGATGCGGTGATCGAGCCGTCTCGGATACCGGCGATGTAGGACTTCGACTGTCCGGTTTGGAAAGTGGTCGTCTCGGTTGGCTCCGTCATGCGGGAGATGCCAATGTCGTTGAGGAACTGCGACAGGTCATACGACACTCCGTTGCTCACAGGCACGGTGACGACGGTGGGTGCGTTGAGGGTCGAGGTCGCTGTAGCACTTGCCGATAGGAGAACCGTGTTCACATAGACCGACACGATGTAGGTGTTGGCAGGGATGCCTGCACCGGAAACTGCCATGCCCGGAGCGAGGGCGAAGCCCGTGTAGAGAACGGTGATGCTCGGGCTGCCGTTGGTGGTCACCGCAGAGAAGGTGCCGTATGCGCTCGAAGGGCAAGCCAACAAGACACGGGTGTTCTTACCGTGGAGGAAGATCGGAGTGGACATTTACGCTGCCTCGTCGCTCGGTGCTGGCTCAGCATCGGGAGCGGGGTCATCGGCGGGCGCAGCGGCGGGGACGATGAAGCCGTCTGCGAGAAGCCAAGTGATGCTCTCACCGGGCAAGTCGGACACGAGATCGCCGGACTGAGCCACCTTCCCGTTGTAGGATACGGGTGACTTGTCGGTGACTTGGTATGTGGGTGTTGCCTTAGCCATGCAGCCGCTCCCCGAGGACAGTACTTGCTAGCAAGCGTATCATCGGATAGGGAAAAATCCCCCTGTGGCTTTGGCTATGAGACGACCTCGACCTCGTGCTTTGGGGTGCGGACACTGCGCCGCTGCGTTACTGATGGGGCGACGACACGCTCCGGCACGAAGGTTCGATACGCCTGCGTAGCCGCCATGCGCTTTGTCGCACGCTCTCCGCCGAACACGGTCACCGCTTCGATCTGACCGTTGCGGTCATGGGCATACATGAACCGCCACTCACTACTGCTCGTGCCCTTGACGTGCACGAGGTCGCCCTTGGAGAACCCTCCCCAACTGTCGATAGGCGACCATTCCCTTGCGACCTGAACCTCCGGCGCACTGGTGTTCCGCTTGACCATGCTTTCCCTCTCTCTAGTCCTGTTCCCTGCGAAAAGAATGATAGCACATATCACAGAGCACTGCAAATCGGGGGTTTAGTTGGTCTGCTCCTGATGACCACATTCGCAGATCACGAACTCGCCCAGAGTGGTGTTCACACGGGAAGCCTTTTCGTGTCGGCAGGTGGTTTCCGTCTCGTGTTCGATTTGTTCGTCTGCGGGGGCTTTTTCCAAAAGTCGCTCGACCGCAAGCAAGGCGTGGTAGGCAGCCTTCGTCGCTTCCTTCGCCGCCCTGATGCTTTCGGTGACGAGTTCGAGGCCGTCGCTCATGAGCCGGGCAGCATCGCTTGGAAGTTCTGCGTGAACTTTGGACGATCCACCTCGTCGTAGCCCGTGTAGTTCGGAGTGCCGAGTGGTTCGAGGCGCATGATGGTCAGCCCGTCGATGACCGTCGAACTCACGATGCTCCCCAAGATGTTCCTGATGACGATGGCGAGGTCGTATGCGCCGGGGTAGTCCTCACGCTCCCCACGGACGAGGATTTGGACTTTGGGGTTGTCCAAGGCGATTACACCACTCCCCATCGTGAAGTTCGGAGCCTTGCCCATGTATAACTGCACGAGCACGGCGGCGTTAGGAGCCTCAGCGGGGAAGCGACCGAGGAACAAGTTTTCGCCGAGGACAAGTTGTTGCGCTGCCGGAAGGTTGGCGGTTTGGATCGGCAGGTAGTAGCCAATGGCATCGAGGAGAGTGGTCATAGGTTTTGGTTGATCCTGCGCTTGATGGCGTGTAGAAGTTCGTCTTGATGGTTGGTCATGGGGATTTCGAGGAACTTAGCCTGCGTGGGCGGCTCGTGAAATGTTTGCAAGTCCTCATGCACGTCCACTGCGTAGGTCACGAGCGCATTTCCATACGAAATAGATGCCTCTACGCCGTGAATGTCCTCTTGCGCCGTGATGAACACGCCGGAGTCTCGCAGCGCACCGGTGTCCACAGGGACGAGTTCTTGACTCTCGTCGAACACCTCCTGCATGACCTCGTTGATCCCACGCTTCATGCCTTTTTTGATGCGATTAGGTGAGTCTTTGAGGTTTTGGAAGTCCATCTTCACCTCCGCCCACATATCTCGTGCCATATTTCACCACCTACTCGAAGTGAACAGTCGTGTTGTAGCCCGTTAGCCCCGTTTCGTCAAAGTTGTTCTCGATGAACATGACGACAGGGTGTTTCATGGACTCCTGTGTTTGGTTGGGGACGGTCACTCGACACTCGGTTGTGAGGTTTGGAAAGAACCCGGCAAGGTAAGCCCGGCCAGAACTGACCCGATCACGCCCGTTGATGGTGGAAAGAACCTTTGCCTTATATTCGAGGCGGCACTTGTAGGTCACGGGTGCGCCATACTCCACCGTTGAGCCACTTTCCCCGCTTCCGTTGACGTAGTGGCGGCCATAGCCGTCCAAAGTCGGCGGGTTCCCGTTGTGATCCGGTGCTGAAATGATGTTCTCGATGATGATGGTCTGCGTCATGAGTCCCAGAAGTTCTGGGTCAATGCTGCTCATGGCTCAGGGCGGTAGTCCGTCCCCACCACACCTTCATCGCCGGGGTTGTAGCCAGTCCCGTAAGTGGTCGAAGTGCCAAGTTCGGAGTTGGAAGGCCAGTCGTTCGCCACCGCCCAATAGCGGTCAAACATACCAACCTTCAACTCTGCACCGAGGGCACGGTGGTCGGCGTTTGGAATAGGCGGTGCAACTCGACGGGAGCGAGCGAGCAGGTCTTTGGACAGACGCTCATAGCGTTGTGCACGATCACCGTAGGTCTGGCTCAGGCTCAGGCCGCCGACGGACTTGCTCGTGCTCTGTGCAAGGCCGGTGAACTGCGCTGCGAGGTTGGCGCAAGAGTTGGCTGCCGCACGATACGGCTCCATGTTCACCTCATTGAGGGAGAAGTAGATTTCCTCGTCCTGCAAAAGGGGGTTTGCCTCCACCACATCTCCGATGAGGAAGCGAACTGTGTCCTTTGGGCTGCTTGTTGGGTCGAAAGTGTATGTCCACGTCATGATTTCACCTATTGGATAATCGCTTGGTCAATGCGGATAGAACCGGTCAAGATGCGAGCCTTGCCCGCTTGCGGCCCGTAGGAAGCGGTGATTTGGAAATACCACACACCCGGCGTGAGGGAAGCGAGTTCGCTCGGTGCCCAAACGACCGTCAAGTTGGGAACTGCGGCTGATCCGGCGATGCCGGAGGTCTTGGTGATGACGGCAGGGTTCGGCGGGCGGCCAATGGTCATTTTGAATGACCAACCGGTGCTGAAATCTATGGCGTTCCCGTCAGCGTCGTTCCATGTGAACTCCACATCGGGCAGGCTTGCGGCGGCTGTCGGGTAGTGGATCGTCACGGCTTATTCGCTCTCCAAATACGGGTTGTAACCTTCTCGATACGATGCTACTCCATCGTCCGTGAAGATTACCGTGGTTGATGGTGTTCCAAAAGTGGACATTCCGCTGTCTTGACCAACCGATCCACCCTCGGGGTATTCACCATACAACCCCTTCTTGTAAATCTCGTTGAAGATGATCTTGAACTCATGGTCGAACTGCACGAGGTATTGGAAAATGCTGGAAACTTGCCGGAGTGTGACCTCGTTTGCTCGGCTGTAAGCGACATGGCGGTATGCCTCGGTAGCCTCACGGAACGCTGAAATCCCTGCTTTGAAGCGTGCTTGCACCCTCGGAGATGGGTTGTTGCCCCAAGTTTCGATAATCGTCGAAGATGTGGTGCGTCCGACGCTCTTTGTGCCGTCGGTTGCGAAGGTTTGGATAGCCTCAGGCTTTTTGACGATCACCCGTGCGCTGCGAACCGCCTCGAACGACAACATCGCAGCCACCCCGACCCGTTGCAGGAAGCGGATTTTCTGTTCTCGTGCGGCAAATCGCTGTGTAACACTTGCGGCTGGTTGGTGAACGGCGATCCGGCTACTCGTGGTGGCCTCTCGTCCCGTGGCTTCGCTGGCTTCGTGATGGGTGGTCTTGCGACCTGCAACTGTGCGCTGGATTTCAGCAAGGGCAGAACCCTCTTTGTGCCCGTAAGTGGATCGGGACTCAGCGACGAACTGCTCGACTGCCTCTGCCACATTACGCTTTGCGGTGACGCTGCGGCTGCTCCGTGTGATTTCGGCAACGACTTCCGTAGCATTTCTACGGCGGGTGGTCTTTTCGGCGGCGGGCAGCGCAAGCCATGAAGCCTGTGCGGCGGGAAATCCAAAGCCGAGGATCATGGAGCCGAGAACGCCCGCACCAGCAACGGAGTTGCGGCTGTTGTCCACCGCAACAACGCCCTGTGCGATTTCACCGATTACATGGTGCCCTTGCGAGCGGGGAGCGTCGGTAGCAAAGTGTTCTGCCGCCTGTGAAGCCTCAGTTCGAGCAAGACCGGAAAAGTAGAACTCCGATCCGCCGAGGAAGGCTCTGCCTATCTGCTTGTAGCCGATGCCCATGATTAGGTCGCAATAACAACGACGAAGCCGGAGCCACCGTTTCCACCGGCACCCGGAGCATTGGCGCTCAGCCCGCCACCGCCACCGCCACCGCCGGAACCATAGACCCCCGTTGCTCCGTTTTGGTTGTATGCACCACCACCAGCACCGCCAGAGGCATAGCCGTAAGACGATCCACTTGTCGGTGAAACAGGGGCAGTGGTTCCCGCCACTCCGGCGATGTTGGCGTATGGTGAAATCGACGGCGTGCCGCCGGGTCCGCCGGATTTTCCGCTGCCGCCACCCACTGCTCCGCCTCCACCACCGCCGCTAGTTAGTCCACCTGCTCCGGCGGTTGAGAGCGATCCACTTTGACCTGCGGTAGATGTTCCGTTTCCACCAACCCCCCCGATGAGGACAACACCGATGTTTCCAATGGACGTGACGCTGTTCGACGAGTTGTTCGCAGAGTTGTAAAGGCCGCCAAGGCCACCAGCCCCGCCGGAGGCAATGGCGAACGCAGCGGTAACTGCTGACGATCCGGTTCCGCCAAACCATGATGGCTGCCCCAACACCGCCGCATTTCCATTACTTGTTGCTCCTGTGCCAACCGCCGCACCACCGGCTCCTCCACCACCAACAACCGCATAAACAGTCGAGGAACCTCCAAGTGCTGAAACCGGAATGTCTGCAATGGTGGCGTTTCCACCGTTTCCACCGTTTCCACCGTTGGAGGTAGTTAGCGAAAGGGACTGTGCGCCGCCGCCTCCACCACCTCCACCGCCCACACAGATCACTCGAAGGTTGGTCGCCCATGACGGAACGTTGTAGGTGTAAGCCGTCGTGGAACCCACCGATCCGGTTCCGTTGTAAAAAACAGTCACCTCGCTCTTTGGTGTCCACGATGCACTCGTGCCAGAGGTAGCGGTGAGGACGGTCGGTGAAAAAGTGCTCAGTCCAGTGCTGCCGGTTGTGGTTCCAACCGTCGAACCAGATGCGGGAGTTCCGCTGATCGCTACACCTTGGATTTTGCCGACGGTCGCCGTAGCCCCCGTAGTCATCGTTACATCACCGTTGAGGGCTTGCGCTGTCCACGTCGAACCGTTGTAGACCATGAGGTTGTTTGACGAGGTTGGTGCAGTGGACGAAACGGGGGTTCCTTGCAACTGCTTGACCGTGGCTGCTCCTGTATTGCCAACCGTCACATCGCCAGAGAGCGTTTGAGGATTGGAACCAGTGAGCCAGACTGCATTAGTTGAACCGCTGATGCCTTGATACGAAACAGCCCCTCCTGCTGGAAGGGGGAAGGGTTGCACGGTTGCAGTGCCAGCGAAAGTGACTGCACCGGGTTGAGCCGTATTTGCGATGGTGAAAGTGTTGGTTGCACCTGTAGAGGCAATCGTAAACGAACCGTTGTAGGCAGTGGAGCCACCGGCAGAAAGGCCACCAAGGTAAACTGTCTGCCCGGTCAAGAAGTTGTGGGTTGTTCCAGTTGTGACTGTCCAAATGGTTCCGTTGGTGGAAATGCCGCCCACTCCAACGACATAGCCCGCATAGGTCGTGCCGTAAGCGTTGAGGATGCTTGGTGAACCCGTCACCTGTCCATTTGGCAAGAGGTAAACCGTCTGGGTAGAGGCATTGACGAGGATTTGCGGAATGTAGTTGTTTGTTGATGCAGAGTTGAGGGTCAGTGCCGTTGATGCGGTTCCGTTATAGACCGACTTGTTGCCGAGGGTGAGAAGTGTATTCGCAGCAGTGATGTATTGAGTTGCGTTCAGATAGGAAGTAGCGGTCCAGTTCCCTGACGAAATAGATGGCTGCACGAAGTAGTTGGTTCCGTCTGTCCAAACCAGTGCTGGAATACCTGACGATAGGTAATACGACGATGACGAACCGTTGAGCGTCGCTGGCGAACTTGGTGTAATCGTGAGCGAGCCTGAGCCGTAATAGGTGGCAAGCCAAGGGGCTGAAGGAGCCGTTGCCGGAAGGGTCACGGTGACTGTATTGCTGAAGCGAACGAACTGTCCGTTATCAGATGCCGAGGCAGCCCAAGTCGTTGCGCTTGTTGCGTTTAGAACACCTGCGACGAGACTTGCAGGACTTGATGTTGCTCCCGTGACCCGACCCTTAGCGTCTAGTGAAATAATGGCGTGGGAGATAGTCGAACCCGATGAGCCGTAAGTTCCTGCGCCGGGGCCGGTTGTGGCAAGTGTGGCTACACCAGTCGAACCAACCGTTATGTCTCCAGAGATAAAGTTGGGCGATGCTGAAATCGCATACCAAGTTCCCAAAGAACCGGAATAAGCGTAGAAGAACTGCCATGCTGTTCCGGGTGCGATCAGGTTGGCAGCCGTAGTCCCTGAAGCGTAAGAGGTTCCAAACGCCGACAAGGTGGAACTACTCGGAAGAACGCTAAGAGAAGCCGAACCCGTTGAGGCGTTCACCACCGTAATCATTGAGTTGATGGGCGCACCCAAAGCAAGGGTGAGAGTTGCTCCGGTTGCTCCTGTGAACACATACTTGGCGTAGGTGGAACTTGCGGCGAAAGAAGCGGTTGTGACTGTTGCGCCAACAAGTCCAGCGATAGCGTTCTGGGTGTTGTATTCCGAGCCAAAGGTGGCGTAGTAGTTCGTTCCGTCTGCCCAGACAAGCATGGCAGAGGTGCGGTTTGTTAGTGAAATGTTGCCTGTTGAGTTGTTGATGTTGTGCGAGTTGCCACTAACGCTCAGAACGGGACTTGATGACGATGAGCCACCGTTGCTGATGAGGACACACCAAGGACTTGCAGGAACGGTTGAGGGCAAGGTCAAGGTTGCTGCTGTCGAACCCGTCAACTGGAAGTGCTTACCGTTGTCCGCCGCCGTCAAGGTTGGGGGAGTGGCACTTGTGAAGGTGGAAACCGTAGAGCCAAGAACAGTCACAGGAGCCGTTGATGCGCCGGTCACACGCCCCTGAGCGTCAGTGGTGATGATTGGGTAGGCGTTGGTAGTTCCCGAAGAACCGTAGGTTCCTGCCGTGCCAGTGGATTTCAGTGTGAGCGCACCGCCAGATGCGAGCGTTGCATCTCCAGAAATCGTTGATGATGCCCAAGTCGTGCCACTAAAGACATAAACTTGACCTGCCGTTGTGCCGGTGGTGAAAGGTTGACCTTGCCACGATCCGACATACGGAGTTCCCGCCGTCGAGCCAGTCGAGTTGAGGTCGCCGCCGAGGGTTATTACACCACTTGCGCCCGTCGTAGCATTGGAAATCGAGATCGTCGAGCCGGTGGAAAGGCTAAGTGGAGCAACTGCTGATGCAACGCCGGTTGCTCCCTGAGGACCGGTTGCACCGGTGGGTCCACTAGGACCAGTGGCTCCTGTCGCCCCAGTTGCGCCCGTTGATCCGGTAACACCCTGTGGACCCGTCGCACCTGTCGCACCCGTAGGTCCGAGTTGGGTGTACATGACCTGCTGCGCCGTGAGGATGATGGAAGGCGTTGCAGGGTAGTTTCCACCAGCGGTTTGTGCGAGGATCGAAACACTCGTGGAGTTGGCTTCCCACATGAGTTGTAGGTAATCGTTTGCTGCGACGGTGAGCACGAAGTTCCACGAGGCAACCTTGTCGCTGTTCTGCTTGTCCATCGTGACCGTGGTGTTGGTCTCGGTTAGGTCGCTGCCGTTCTTGCGGAGCCAAATCTGCACGTTGTCGTTGCTGTTGTCGGTCTGCGTGAGTTGTGCCGAGAACTGGACATTGTAGGTTCCGGCATAGGCGAAGGTGATCCGGCTACCGCTGGCGATGGACACACCGTTGTATTCCGCTGTGGTGTTCAGCGTCATGGCTTGTGGCGTATTGGCGAAGGCCGGAACCTGTGTAGTCGTGTCGTAGAACGAACCGTAGTAGCCGAGGTTTCCACCAGCACCGGTGGCGCCAGTGGCTCCCGTTGGACCTTGTGCGCCCGTTGCTCCCGTTGGACCTTGTGAACCCGTGGCTCCCGTTGGACCTTGTGCACCAGTCGCTCCGGTGGCTCCAGTGGCTCCAGTGGCTCCAGATGCACCTGTCGCACCGGTGGCTCCGGTGGCTCCAGTTGCGCCGATCGGACCAGTTGCTCCAGTTGCCCCGGTTGCACCAGTTGCACCAGTTGCACCTGTTGCTCCAGTTGCCCCGGTTGCCCCGGTCGGACCTGTAGCACCTGTAGGACCAGTCAGACCAATGGGACCTGTGGCACCTGTAGCACCTGTAGCACCAGTCAGACCAATGGGACCTGTGGCACCGGTTGCACCAGTGGCACCAGTTGCACCTTGTGGGCCGGTTGCACCCTGTAAGCCTTGCGGTCCGGTCGGTCCCGTTGGACCTTGTGCGCCACCACTGCCTGTCCCCCATGCAAGCGTTCCACCACTTGCGACGGTCAGGACTTGACCTGAAGTGCCGACAGGGAGGCGTGAAAGCGACTGTGACCCTGCCCCGTAGAGCAAGTCACCGGTGCTTTGGATTTGTCCGATGGTTTGTGCGCCGACGAAGTTCGCCTCGGCAATGTCGGATTTCGAGATGACGGGCACAACCTTTGCGCCTTGACCGTGCGATACGGCGGTCGTGCCGTCTTGTCCTCGCTGAACCGTGATCGTGACCGTGCTCAATGCCCAGTTGATCGAAGCGGTGGGAACCCAAACTTTTTCCTCGGCGGAGTTGTCGTAGTCGATGGAGAGGAAGAACCCTCCACCCACCCCCAAACCCGTCCAAGTTCCGGTCGTTCCAAAGGTCAGCGAGATGGAAGTGTCGCTTGCACCAATGGCTGAGGTCAGCGTTGCGGGAACACCGCCGCCGACATATGAGTTCTGCGTGTAGGGATTTCGAGCCATCGTCTATCCCTTACGGGATTTCACCTCCCTAGTTGCTCATCAACCAAGTAGGAGTGACCTGAAGGGTGTCGTTTGCGCCGAGGGTCGGCGTGGTCGCATCTGCGAAGTTGGCTGCATACATCAACTTGCCGGAGTTATCGCTAGAGGTAGCCACGAAGTAGCCCGCCGCCGCCAACCATGTCCCCGTTGCCGAGAAGGTCACCGCCGATCCTGCGGATTTCACACCACTCACAGCGTCGCCAGCCGTCACCGCCGCACCGTTGCTTTGGTTTGATACGAGTGCTGATGAGAGCACGACTTGGTTCGCTCCCGGAAGTCCGGTGATGATCTTGACTGCCTCAGTCCCGACCACAATGCTCATGCCGACGGCAAGACCTGTGGTTGAGGCGAGGGTCACAACCCACTGCCCCGATGAAACTGCGCCGTTCAGGGTGGTCGTCAGCGTCGGGCTGCCAGCGTTGTATGCCGTGGCGGTCGTAGGGCTTCCAAAAGTCGTGGTCGAACGGGCGTAGCCAGAACCGACCATTTCGGTCATTCCCGCTGAAAGAGTTGCCGTAGCGGTGGGCAGCGATCCGGTGAACAGCCCCACATAGTAGGTGCCATACGAGGTGGATGGAGTAGCACCAACGCCCAACTGGTTGAACAGGAGGGTAATACCTTGGTTGGTGAAAATCTGCGCCACGGGCGGCTCCTCGCTAGACGGGTCGCCCTCTATTCTGCCACAGGGTTTAGGATTTCAGCCCTTATCAGCCGCAGTCGCAGACGTGGTTGTCCTTGGAAGCCTGCTCCTCGTCGTAAAGCACCTTAGCGATGACGACATGGTTGGCGAGGTCGAGGAATGAGTTTTCAGCACTCTCGTGGTTTAGACGCTTACCTGAAGCGGCGTTGGCGATGCGCTGCACCTTTTCCAAACCTCGAATGAAGCAGGATTTCCACGCTGCGACACCGATCTGCTCGGCGGCTCGGTAGTTGGCGTATGGGTCACGGTTCGTGCCGTAGTCGTTGCTCTTGGAGATGTGCAGTTTCAGCATCTCGGACAGGACTGCACGGAAGCGTGGATCGCCGCCCTCTGGGAACTCTGGCTCAACTACTGAAGCCGTGAAGCGGTCGCCTGAACCCGTAGCCTTGCGTCGTCCCCCGCCAACCGTGACGAGACGGCGGCGAGGATTTTCCTCACGAACCATCGTGGATTTTAGGGTCTGGCCCTTTGCCTCGTCAGCGAGGAACTGGTTGATTTCCTCCATCGAACGGCGTGGGTGCGGCGCAGCGTGGATCGGGTCAGTCATTTTTTTGCCTTTCGTTGAGGAGGAGGTGGAGTTCTTTCAGCAACTTGTGAACCTCTTTGGTGAGCCGAACATTTGCCAACAACTCTTTATTCACTGATCGGATAAGTTCGCTGCTGGACTGTGAAATCGTGAGATGGGACAGGGCTTGTTCGGCAGCGATGGCATCGGCACGCTTCGCTGCGATAAGCAAGATAGCACCCTGTAGCCCTGCCAAGGTGGAAAGTAGCAGGTTGAGCAGGATATAGGGGTACGGATCGAAAGCGTGTCGGGCGAGGACGATGCTGTTCAGCCCCGCCCAGACGAGCATGAACGCTGTAAAACCGCCGACGAACGACCATGAACCCATCTTGTTCCGCATCAAGTCGGCTGCCCGTTCGCCCTTTGTAAGTTGCGAACCGGTGCGAACGCCGGGGAGTGGTGCCCACGGGTGGTTGGGATCGTCCCAATCTTCCTCCACGCCATCAGTCCAAGGCGGGGTAATGCCCACTATGCCAAGACCTCTGCTCGGGTAGCGATTTTCACATTTGGAAGTTCCTCGATGAACTGCGGGCGATGCTTATGGTAGGCGTAAACTGGCTTGCCGAGAGTGGTTGCGACCAGCACCTCAGCCTTTGCGCCATCTGAACGCCCCCAGCCGGGGAGCACGATCACGCCTTCACATTCCAGCACAGCCTTGTAGCAGAACATCATGGCTTCGTGGAAGTTGTTGTCGTTTGCCTGAATGTCCTCTCCATAGATTTGGAAAGCCGTTTCAGCAGGACAGGTGATCTCGTAGCCCTTGCTTCGCAGGTGGTCACGGGCTTCGGTAAAGGCATCGAAGTTGGAGTTTGGAAGGCCACGCATCGGCCCGGCTAAGTAATACGCCATCAGATAATCAGTAAGTCTCCCCAGCCACGAGAGCCGTAATCAAGTCCGATACCGACAGTAAGCATTCCAGCAGGGGAGTTGGCTCCCGTCTGGCTTGTAAACCACTTAGAACCACCATCCATCGCCGGACATTGGAACACTTGCCGACCCGTGCCTTCGGAGGCGACGAAGTGGTGGTAGTGCCCCGAGAACAGGATCGCACTGTCCGCAGCCGGAGTGCGCCCCATCACTTGACCCTTCCACCATGCTTCGATTTTCGCAACCGTTCCACCACCGTTGCCCTTGCCGAACTGGTGCCCGTGAGCAAAGGTGACCGGAACGCCGCAAATGTCGAGGGTGATCGTCAAGTCCTCTTGCACCAACCCGTCGAACTGCGGCATAGAGACATTGGCGTAGCGGTCAGGATTTTTCAGGTATGCACGGTAGGTGGAGGTGAACACATCAAGATCGTCGTTGTCCAGCCAATCCGTAAACGCCTTGCCATTCCTGCGATTTTCACCATGATTACCGGGAACTGCGGTCAAGATGATTTGGATATCGGGGAAGTTAGCGACGAGCAGTTCCACCATGCGGTCAATGAGATAGACAACCAAGTCTTTTTGTTGGCGGCGGGTGAGCACGGTTTGGAACGCCTGCATGTCGTAGTGACCATCACACCCCTCAACGAGGTCGCCCATTCCAGCGATGTAGATGCGGCTCGGACCACGACCAGCCTTACGCAGTTCCTTGACCCGTTCCACCACACGGTCTTGTGCGAGGCAGATGCGCTCGGTCATGGCTTCAGGGCCGCCACCTTCGCCCTTGCCGGTCTGCCAGTCGCTAAAGGTGATGACCAGCGCACGGTCAGCCGTATTGACGAACGAGACAGATTTCAGCGGCTTGCGCTTCATCACCTTCTCGCACAGGCGGTCAATGTTGATGGAACGCTCCCCGGCCTGACGGCGGCGGATTTGCGCTCGGTAATATTTCATGCGTTGGATTTCACCGCCACCCATGTTGGAGTCCCAACCACGGATGTTCACCGAGCCATCGACGATTTCGGTGGTATCCGGCGAAAGCCCCCAGTCCTGCATGAGAACCTCCCAGAACGCCGGATCGGGTTCATTAGGGAGAAGCGGTGAGGTGATGTAGCCGTCGCTGCCGTTCCATTGGAACGATGGCTCAGTCCCCTTCGGGATAATGTTCGTATGACGCTGCGGCAAAGACGAGGCTGCTTCACTGAGCGTCAAGATACGCCCCCTTGTGCGGTGTTCCAGCCGGGCAGCAGCAGTCACCGTCGAGATGCCGCTTCAGGGTTTTTTCGTTTAGCGGCTTGCCGTCGGCGGAAGCCACACGGGCGATCCAAAAGGCAGGCTTCTTGGCTGCGAACCATTCCACCACCGTCTTTTTGTCGGCGGCATCAAGGCCGTTGATGAAGTTGGCGATCTTACAGAGCGTCACACGCTCTAACCGCTTCTCTGCGTCTCGTAAGGACATGGTGAAATGCTACACCACGACTACGAGTTTGGTGGGGAACGGAACTACGGGTAGCGTCACTCGTCATATGACGAGCGTTCTACGCCTCTAGTTCGTCCGGCAGGGGTGCGATTTCGTCTGCGAGGGGAGCGATGATCTCCGGCTCCGGCTCGACGACGGGCTTTGCCTTCGCAGGGCGGCCACGCTTGGGCTTTGGCTCTACGGGAGCCTCATCTGCCTCGGAAGGCTCAGGGGCGATTTCAGCCACCTCTGGCGTGCTCGCAACGGGCAGGTCACGGATTTCGACGGGCTGAACCCAGCCGAGGTAGGTCATGCGGAGAACCTCTTGCGGATCGAGCGCAGAAAGGTTTATAAAATCGCCAACGCCCACCCCAGAACCCTCCAACTGAAACGGTAGGAGGACTCTGTGGGTGGGCGGCAGCGAGGTCATGCCGTCATACTAGCAGAAACTAGATGATGGCATCCCAGAAGTAGCCGAGGTCAGCAGCAACGACCTTGTTGTCGAAGGCGATTTCACCCTCAACTCGGTCTGCCTTCAGTTCCTCCATACGGAAGCGGCTCACACCAACCGTGGTACCGAGGCCACCCGACACGCCAGTCCACATAAACGTGTAGCCAGCGGAGGGGGTCATCACACCGGGGTTCGGGGCGGTGTAGGCAAGCAGGGCGTTGTTGCCGGTCGTGAACTGGTAGTTCTGAGTGTTGGAACCCTCAGCACCGTTGTTCACAACTGCCTTCGACACGAGCACACGATCCACGCCGAACACCTGAGCGAGGAGGTCCTCGGTCACGATGGCACCGGCTTGGGTGTACTTGTAGCGGTCAACCAGCATCGGGTGGTTCTTCAACTTGAGGAACACCGGGTAGGACAGGACGAGCGTGTTCGGCTCGTAACCGGTCGTCTGCAACACCGAAGCCTTGGCGGACTCAATGTCCGAGATCGGGTTCGAGTTGTAGGTGGTCACACCGTTGCTCGTGGTTGCGCCGTAGTCCGACCACTTGACCGTGGAACCGGTGCCTTGCGAACCGGAAGCGACACCGAGAACAGTGTTGCCCCACACGCCGGGCTGGAAGTAGTCGCCCGTCCACTGAACCTCACGACGGAGGAGGAGACGCTGCGTGACGAACTGCGTCGCTTCCATGTCGGGGTTCAAGGGGTTGTCGGAGTTGGCACGGGTCTGGTCACCAATGTCCTTGTGGAAGGCGAAAACGTCTGCCATGTAGACATCGGTGGTCAGGCCGTAGCCGGAGCCAGCGGAAGCGGTGCCGTCTGCACGACGCTGCGCCTCGTCACGGAACCAGTCGTCCTTCGTGTACTTGAAGTACAGGTTGGACTTCTTGTCCACGGGGACAACCGGGAACACCTTGTCGGCGATGAAGTTGTCCGTGTTTTGGAGGTAGGCAACCGAGATGTTGGTCAGGATTGCGTCGATGTGAACATTGTTCACGTTGGGCTGTGGCATTTTTCAGGTTCCTTTCTAAACCTAAGCCGCTCGACCAGCAGCGGAGCAGTTCACAGCGACGGTGATAATGTCGCCAGCCACTCCGCTAGTGATTGCGGTGCCGAGAATGTAGGAAAGTGCTGAACCGTTGGTTGCACCACCAGTCGACGCCGGGGCGATGGCGAGAGCCGCACCCGAAGCACTGACTGAAATCGCCTGACCGGCGGTGATGGTTCCACCAGCGAGAACCTTCGAGACACCCGAAACGGTGACCTCAGCCTCAGCGAGCGACTCGATGACACCGGAGGCGGCAGTGCGAGGGGTCGGCTGGTTCTGAAGGATACCGAGCGGGCGGTCTGCGGTGGTGCCGCAAATCGTGGCAACCGGACCACCGGCACCGAACGAAGCACTCGTGAACGACAGGGCTGCGGTCGTGCCGCTAGCGATGGTGTTCAGGGTGATCGAACCGGCAGCGGGGTTGATTGAGGTCACGACTGCGCCAAGGAGGCCGACAGCGTTCGTGGTCACGATGGAACCGGGCACCAAGCCAGCCGGGAAGGTGGCACCACCGGTGGTGAAGCCGGTCACAACTGCCGAGTTGCTAGCGATGGCGAGGCCGGAGCCAACCACGACGGACGATCCCAACTTGACGAAGCAGAACTGCGTCGCAGCGGTGAGGGTCGTGTCCGCAGTCAACGTCAACTTGACGGCATATGGATTTTGCTCGAAAGCCATTTTCTAGCGTCCCTTCTCTGAGAGGTAGGTGGAGTAGAGGTCGGGGTTCGCCTGAGCGACGGCCATGAGCGCAGCCTCGAACGATGGGGAGGTGCCGTTGGCAACTGCGGCCTTGGCGAGGTTCTCCATCTTGGAGTAAGCGTCGTTGGTCGGCGCAGGAGCGTCGGTTCCAACCTCAGTGAAAACTGCGTTCGTCTCAGCGACGGCGTTCGCACTGTCGAGAGCCTTCACGACCTCGTTAGCGAGAACAGCGTCAGCCTCGGAGAGACGACGGAGGGCGGGGCCAACGACCGTGGGGTCGATGGTCAGGTGCGACCACTGAGCGGCCTTCATGACGGCAGCCTCATCGGCACGAGCCTCACGCTCGGCAATGAGAGCCTGCTCGGAAGCCGCAGCCTTGCGAAGCGCAGCCTCGGCGTTGGCCGAAGCGTCGTCAAGCATCTTGCGGATGCTTGCAGGCATCGCCTTCAGGATTTCAGCCTCGCTCGCAGCCTCCGGGATGATGACGACCTCAGGGGTGGTCACCTCGGGGGTGAAAGACATAGTTTCCTCCTTGGAAACGGGGGTGGGGACTTCCAAAACGGCGGGAGCCGCTTCGGACGACTTGACGATTTCACCATCTTGGAAAACATTGGTGTAGGTGATCTCGATGGTCGAAGGCGTATCAAACGACTTCTCCACAACGGGGGCTTCCTCCAACGCTTCCTCGATGATTTCACCATCAGGTCGCAGTTCGTCAAGAACTGAGGTCACATCAGAGGGGGTGGCCGACTTCATGACTACCCAACCATCGTGGCGATGCGCCGGGTGATCTACACCCGACGTTTCCTTGATGTTCAGGCGAACCAACTTTCGGGCCACGCCATCTCCTCGCAACTTGCGCCAATAGCAGGTGCTATTGGTCTTGACTTCCACAAGCGTAAAGCGTGTTTTGGAAACGTCAAGTAATACAGCGTGGTCGCTGTGCGCTGCGGGGATTTTCCGGTTTAGAACACGGAGTAGTTGTCCTCGTTACACCGTTGCTGGAATGAGCACCAGCCACAGAGCACGGAGGGTTGAGCGGGGAAATGCGAGGTGGCATACGCCTTTTCGATGGCAGCCCACACCGCAGTCACACGCTTCTCGGCGGCAACAATGTCCGCTTGGGTCACTGCCTTTTCGATGACGGCACCGGTCTTGACGTAGAGCAGCCTGATCCGGCTCGGACGCTCGCCTAACACTTTTTCTGCGAGGTAGGCGTAAACCTGACTAGGTTGCAACGCCTTGGAGCGATACTGACCCTGCGGCACTTTGCCGGTCTTGTAGTCCACGATGCCGAGAGAGCCGTCGGCTTCACGGTCGAAGCGGTCGATGATGCCACGCAGTCCCCAGCCGCCCATGTCCCAGTCTAAACGACGTTCAGTGCCGACGAGGTTGATGCTCGGGGCATCTTCCATTTCGTGATAGGTGCGGATCAACTTCGTGATTTCGGCAGCGTATTTCTGCACGGCGATTTCGTCGAAGCCCAACTCCTCGACCACATCGGGGGTCATGAAGGTCGGATACATCTCACGGAAGGTTTGCAGGGTCACATCGAGGGTGCGATTTTCCTGCGGTTGGTCACGGAACACGGCTTCGAGGATGGCATGGAAGATCGTGCCTCGGTAAGCGTCCACGCCCTTCTTCTCGGGCAGCCTCTCCACGCTTACATACTGATACTGCCGTGGGCAAGTGATGAACTGGCTCACCCGACTAGGTGATACGCCGTCCGGCTTTTCGCCTAGATAAACAGGGGTGGAGGCCATCTACCCACCATAGCAGATGGGTGTGACGCTTACAGGGAAATCGGACCGTTGTAGCGTCGAGCCTTGCGAATGATGCGGTTCAACTTTTCAGCCAACTTCATTGCGGCATCTCGGTCACGGGCGAAGATGGAGAAATCCTGAATGGGGTAGATGACCCCGCCCATGTTTTCCTTGCGGATTACACGCAACTCACCCTCGGACTTTTGGTTCCCCCACACGACATACTCGTAGGGTCCGTCTTTTGCGCTCAGGGTGTTGAAGCCGCCGTCCTTCCAAACAAGACGGCGAGCCATCAGATAGAACCCTCGGCATACTGGACGAGGTGGGTCAGAGGCTCAACGCCTTCCAACTTGCGCTCAGCGTCGGCGATGCGAGCCTTCAGCGCACTATTTTCCACCTTCAGCAGCGCAAGAGCATCCGCTTGGTTCATCGCAGTATGGATCAAGGTGTGAATGTCCGCCGTGTTCGGCATTTCCACCGTAGCAAGATCGTGTGCGATCTTTTCCACAAGTTCGTTCAGGGTCATAGCAGTCCTTCCCATAGCAGGGTTGCCTAGCCATAGGTTAGCACACTCTAGTTGGGTTAGGGCATTTCACCCATGTATCGAGGGCAGGCTGCTTTATTGTTCCAGTCTGGGTAGTATTCGACGGCAGTGCGGCGGCAGCAATACAAGCACTCAATCAGGGCTTCTCCCGTGTCCACGAAATCACGATTTGTAATGCGCCAGTCGTGGTTGCAGATTTCGGGATCAACGCCGTTCACCACGATCAGGGTGCGGCGGTAGGGGTCACGCTGGATACGCCCCTTGATCTCCAACTCCAATAGGCAGTTGTGAACGGTTGCGGTGGATTTCACCCCAAGTGCCTTTTGGATATCTCGGATCGAGGGCGGAAAGTTGAGTTCTCGCCAATGCCAAGCGATGTAGCGACACACTTCATCGCCAATGCGGTCTGAGACGGCGGGCTGTGGCATAAAGCGATGATAACAGGTGCGAGAGGCTGCTATAGTGATTTCGCCTCGGTTCGGCGGACCGTCCGCCAAGCCCTATGAAGCCGAGGTGCAGCAAAGCAACACCTGTAGTTTCACCACAAAGCATTGACGAGGCGGCCTTTCCAACGGGTCGCCTCGTCGCTTTTGGTTAGAATGGCTCGATCATTTCCTTAGCCACTTGTTCGAGGAACTGCTGGCTGAACGCCTCCACATCGGGCTTTTCACCTTTGGTGTGCGCCCAGAGACGACCGACGGCTGTTTGGTAAGCCAAAGCGTAAAAGGCAAGTTCGCCCTTGACTTGTTCCAAATCATCGGTCAGGCAGACGATTTTCTGCCGCTGCTCATCGAGTTCATCGTCCAAGCGTTCGTTGAGGTGCTGGCAGGTGGCGAGGTAGCCCTCTAGGTTCTCGTTCTGACGGATCAGTTCCCGCTTCTTCATCGAAACGCCTCAGGGAGATGCTGATAGGTCGCAGGGATTTTCCCGCTGTATCCGGCTCCGTTGTATTCGTGCGTGAACTGGAAGCGGGCGGGGCAGTGCAGGCAGGTCACCCACACCTTAGAACTAACCGCCATGAGTTGCCACTTGTGCATCTTGCAGTCTTTGGCGTTTGTCGCCATGTGTCCTCCTTATGGATTTCACGACACTACACGATTACTACTGCAACCAGTCTTTCGGGCTGCCGAGGCGGACGACGTGGTAGCAGATTTCCTCGTCCTCATCCAAAAGTGCTTCCTCGGCGGGGCTGAGCGGCGGGCACGAGTGGAACGCACAATACTGATCGGTGCAGAACCCAGAGTCAATGCCGAGTTGCAGCCATTCCTCGAACGTCATTCGATTACCTCCACTTGGTAGAACATTGGATTTTCACCGTCATGCACGATGCGCTCCGCCAACCACGTACTACGAGGTGGTGGTTGTCGAGATACTCCGCTCGCTCCGCAGCGTTCATGCACCCTCCTTGGTCAGGTGACCCTAGGGTATCGCAGAACTAACGGGTGGTAAAGTCCAAAGGCCGAGGTTCTCGCATCGAAGAAGAGCCTCTGCTGGAA